TTTCCAGGCCATATTTCAACAAAAACTATTGGACGTTCTCAACGACGAGGCTGTAATGGACTGATACCCATTAAAACCTAAAATGTCTTAGAATTAATATTATGTTAAATGACCAGATGGTCAATATTAGATAGTGTTGAATGTTAACAGCTTACACGGTTTTAAACTCTTTACGCAAAATGCCACTACTGACACCATCAACAGGGGAGCCAAAACCGGTCTTTATCAGCCGGTGCATGACTGACCCCCAAATGAAGGTCGAGTTCCCGGATTTGGATCAACGGGCCGCCGTTTGTGTGGAGCAGTTTGAACATGAAGAAATCAAGAATAAACTCTACCGAGCATGGCAAGGTTAAGCAGAGCCAAAATAGACGAGCTGACGGTAGCCTTCGCAAAGAGGGTTATCCGACGAGCCAGGGGAAACCTAACCAGGTCGAAACGGGTAGCGACGAAGGACCTTTGGAATAGCCTGGGATATCGGTTAGAGAATGAGAAGCTACAGTTTTTTATGGCTGACTACGGGCCGTTTCAAGACCAGGGTGTAACCGGTCATGGACGAGCTACCTACAAGGCCACTAACCCGAGGTCGGTAGCCAGGTCTTTAGCCGGGTACAAGTTTACAAAGGGACCCGTCGGACCTGATGCTGACCGTTCGTTTCGGAAATGGATTGCAACCAGGAACATCGCCGTCAGGGATGCCAGGGGTAGGATCGTCCCCAGGGCTACAGCAAGCTTCTTGTTACGACGTTCGGTAGGCCGGTTTGGTATTGAGCCGTCCAGGTTCTTTAGCGAAGCCTGGGAACGCTTTTTTCCTGAGTACGAAAAGGCCCTCAATAGCCTGGTGACTCAAATAGTTAACGATTCACTTGACGATATGATAGAAGATAATTTACCACGATGTAAAGTTTAGATTATGGCTGTAACACTTATATCCTCGCCGGATTCATCAAAGATAATTTCAGCAAGCTACCAGGCTCTATTCGTCTTGCAGTCGGACAAGTATGGAACAGCCGGAATCACTCAGCACCGTTTCAGAATCAATATTGAATCTGGCCTATTGGGGGACCTGGGTAATAAGTACACCGTCGTCGATAATGAAGCACAGAAGCGAGGCACGTTTGACGTCCGTAATTTTCTCAAGGCTTCACTCCCACTGTCTAACAAAGCACTTACACCGGCTAACACCTTCATTGACCAGGTCGGCACCCCGACACCTACCGAAAGCCTGGTGACGACGATCTACTATTTTTTATTCTATGAACAGTATTACGACAACGGGGTATTCACTGAAAATACGGTTAGTGCAATTCCGGACTCCGTAGTATTCGCCAGGGGCTTCTCGGACCTGGCCGATAACGAATGGACCTACGCTTCATGGTTTGACTTTAACGGCCTGTCATCCTTCATGCCATATTCCGGCAGTCACGTTCAAGTCTACCCAATCAAAACCGATATCGTTACGCCGGGCGATTGGGTAAATATCTTCGTCACGACGGACGGGAACGGAGGGGTCACGCTTGATAGCTTCTGGTTCGACCGTTCAGTCTTTGGATATTCCCGAGTGGTCTATTGTCCGATGTACTACCCAGGGTGGACCGATGCCCCCGACATGACTTATATCCAATACCAGGTAGGCGTATCAATAACTCAATTCGGTGCATTAACGCCGGTGCAGACCGTCAGAATAAACAAGACGGTTACAGTTTGTGAGGATCCAGAAATCCTAATCATGTTTCGGGACCGGTTCTTTCAGTGGTCCTTTATGTCGTTCAGCAAGATTCATCGTGTGCGGATTGATACAACTGCCGACCGGGGCGAACTGGTTGAACAGGCCGATCCGCCGGGCCGGTTTAAGTATAACCTGGAAGCGGCTGACACCCTAATACTGAACACCGATTTCATGTCCGAAGCACAAAACCCCCTTATGCGAGACTTAGTGCAAACAGAGGAAGCATACCTGGTTGACCCCGACGATGGCAGCCTGGACCAGGTGGTAGTCGTTCCGAGCAGTTTGGTCCTTAAAACGAGCCGGGCGAATGGAATGGTACAGTACCAAATGTCGTTTAGAAAATCAGTAGACAATTTCGTTGTATGATCAGTTTGATAACAGAAGATATAAACGGCAATCGCCTGAACTTGGACCTGAACCAGGACCTCCCAATAGCTTTGAACAAATCGTTCCTGGAACTAACCGATATCGAGAAGCGCAAAGGGGATTTCTCTATGTCGTTTGCATTACCCCGTACACCGGCTAACGATGCTTTCTTTGGTCTGTTTGGTGACCCCTCATCGTTCGGTCAACAGTGGACGCCCAGGGTAGATACAAAAGCCTGGTTATTGGAGGACACCGATATCATCATTGAGGGTTCGCTTCGCCTGGAATCTACCGACCTGAATAATTCCCGATATACCTGTTCAATCTCCGGTGCCGTTTTCACGATCAAGAACGCCATAGGTGACAAGTCCATGAGCGACATAGATATGTCCGATTGGCTTTATACGGCGAGTGATATTCATAGTACCTGGGACGGGTCGCTGTTCGGTGGGGATATGATCTTTTCCATACATGACTTTGGATTCGGTTATGGGCTGTACAAGAAAGTCGATACCGGTAATGAGCTTGTCGATACGGTCGGAGATAACACTTGTCAGAATGTTATGGTCCTGGAAAAGACGCTGCCCTGTTTCCGGCTGAATGAATTATTGCGACGGATGTTTTCAGGTGTTAATTTGAACCTCGCCGGGTCCTGGTTCTCTGAACCCGAAGCGGAAGAAATTTATGTTCAATCGGACAATCCGCTTTCGAGTTTCTTTGCTACCCCTACCTCATGGAATACCAAGATGGGCGAGGACCTGGAAATCAACCAAAACCTACAGACCATTCCACTAATCGGAAACCCCTCGTTTGCCGAGTGGGACGATATCCTGCATGAATATACAGCCCCGGTTGATGGGACCTATCAATTCAGATGGTCGGTTCAACTGCAAAGGGGGAACCCAGTTACAGTAAACCTAACACTTGAATTCCAGATTAACACCGTAGCCTATGCACCGGCGACCGCCGTATGGCAGTGGAACACCGGGAACGCTGCCTGGCCTGAGAACATTCCTATGCTTGCCGGGGATGTGCTTCGTATGCGAATCAAGGATGATAATACCAGTACAACAAACGGTAACATCCTGGTCACGGATAACACCTATTTAGAGCTAACAAATATAACCCCGACAGGCACAGACCAGGACCCTTCGGAACACCTGGCAAACTATAAGCAAAAAGATTTCCTACGTGAAATAATTGGAATCTTTAATCTGATTGTTTGGATGCCAAATACCCAGGATGTGAGGATAGACACCTGGGACTATTACATGGCGAACTATGGCAGTAAAAAGGATTGGACCGATAAGGTCGATCTAAGCAAAACGCCGGTCATTAAACCCATAAACGGGGAGCTACGGAATCCCATTGTATTAAGCTACAAAGAGGCTCCCGATGTGCTTAACCAGGAATATGTAAAAGTGATTGGTCGGCCCTATGGTTCGTACCGTGAAGATACCCGAATACCATTCACTCAACCCCCGGCAGAACCGTTCAAAATCTTTGCTCCCATTCCGACTCAGGAATTGCTATCGGATGTACCAACGGCTCAGAATCTTTTAATGGTGATAGGGCGATGGTGGGTAAGTGAGGACGACCTTTCGTTTAAGGCCCCTGGCCTCCAATTAGCCTATTACAACGGGGAACGATCATTGATAGGAACCGGGACGAATTTCTATTACCAGGTTACGCAGGGGTCAGGATGCGCCCTGGGAGTTAGATATCCTTACTTCTCAGCCTTCCGGCTGTACGAGGTGGACACCTGGCAAGTACAAGACGATACCCTGGATTTGAACTTTGCATGGATGACTCCACCGGCTGATATTGTTGATGATCCAACCGAACAGAACCTGTTCACCCGGTACTTCGCAAATATGCTTCGGGAACGGTACGACGAGAATAATAAGATAGTCGAATTGTCCTTCATTTTGGACGGGGTTGATATTGCAAATTTCAGCTTCGCAGATACCATCCTTGTCACTCTGAACGGCACCCCGGTAGGATTAAAAATATTGGAGATAAAGGACTACTCCCCGAACGTGAAAAAGTCTACCAGGGTAAAAGCTATGATAACATTTATACGATGAACGGCGACCAGTACATATTAACCAATTTGCGACAGCTATTAGAAGCCTGTCAGTATGGTGATCAACGCCATCTTGACCAGGTTTCCCGTCGGCTGCCGAGCAGATTCAAACACCTAAAGCGATGGCGTGTGAGGAAATAATCTGTCGGACGATTGACATAAAAACTGAACGGACTCAGGCGCAATTAAAGCAGGTGGACGGGACGATGAAGGAGGTCGGTAAATCTACCAAAGAGCTTGACAAGAGCCTGGGAGCATTACCTGGTCCCCTGGGGAAAGTTCAGCAAGGTATCGCCGGTGTAGGCAAAGCATTCAAGGCCCTACTCGCTAACCCGATTGTCGCCATCCTTGCCGCTATTGTGTTAGCCCTCACAGCCCTATTTAAAGCGTTCACAAAGACACAAGAGGGAGCCGACAAGATGAACGACGTTATGAAGGCTGTTTCGGCAGCCCTGGACGTCATTACGCAAAGGGCCGCAAAGCTGTTCAAGGCCCTGGGACAAATCTTTAGGGGCAACTTCAAAGAGGGGTTTCAGGAGATGGGCGACGCCGTCAAGGGTGTAGGCGATGAGATCAGGGTAGCGACAGCCGCCGCCATCGAGTTCGAGAAAGCACAAAGAGCGTTATTCTTAGCCGAAACGGATGTGATCACGGCGAACGCCGAACGTAGGCAACAGATAGCAGAACTGGTATTCGTGACCAGGGACCTTACCAAGTCGGTAGAGGAACGTCGCCAGGCGATCATTGATGCCGATGCCATAGAGAAAGAAATCCTTGCTGACAACATCAAGCTACAGGAGCAACGGGTAGCCCTGGCTCAAGCTGCTATTGAAAACTCTGCCGAAGAGATTCCTACCAGGGAAGAACTACGATTACTGGCCGAAGCCGAAGCCGCTTTGATCAACCTACAGACGGAATCCCTGGGAAAGCAAAGGGAACTAAAGAACCGGTTAAATGAGATTGATAACCAGGCCGCCGCCGCCCGTAAAGCGGAGCATCAATTATACCTAACCGAGCTTGAAGAAAAACAAGCTGCAGAAGAAGAATTCGCTGACTTTCTCAAAGGACAGCAAGACGACCTCCGCCGGGACGAAATGGACCTGGACGAAATGTTTCGCCAGGAGGATATCAAAGCAGAGGAACAAGCTGCAAAGGATAAGGAGGCCATCAGCCAGGCCGAAGCCGAAGCCCTGATCAACATTACCAAGGACCGGTACAAGGCCGAGGAAGATCAACTGGCCGAACAGCTTAAGAATGAAGAACTGGCTAAGTCGGTTCGGGAAGGTATTTACCAGAATTCACTTAACGCCCTGATTGGTTTCCTGGGAGAGGGTTCAAAAGCTGCCAGAGCAATCCAAATAGCCGACGCCACTAAGTCAGCAATTCAGGGAGCAATCACCACTTACTCGTCCGTAGCTGCTATTCCGGTGGTAGGCCCAGTTTTGGCAGTAGTAGCCGCAGCCGCAGCACTCGCCGCAGGGATGGCGAACGTCCGCAAAATAGCTCAACAGACGGCACCTGGCGTACCTGGTGGTGGAGCCTCGGTTCCATCCGTGTCGCTTGCCGCTCCGCAGACCGATGTAGTATCGGAGGACCTGACGCAAACCGATGTCAGCATACCAGACGAAGTAGCCATATCCCAGGGAGGCGTTACCAGGGGAGCAATGAAAACCTATGTAGTGCAAAGTGACGTAACAGCCGCCCAGGATATCGAACGGCAAAGGGAAGCAGATGTAACACTTTAAAGCTAAGACCATGAAGATCGTTGAACTGAAATTGAAGTTAGATAATAAGGGCGAAGGGATCACCGCTATCAGCCTGGTGAAACACCCTGCCATAGAAGAAAACTGGATTGCATTCAACGCCCAGGGAACCATCGTTACCCCTGGCACGATTAAGCAAAACCAAAAACAATTCAGGTTCAAGACCCTGGACGAGTCACAGCGCATTGTCGCAGGGCCAGCTATGATACCTGACAAACTGATTTATAGACTTGACGAAGAAGGGGAAGAATCCTTTGTCTTTTTCAAGGCGGAAACCATTCGGGAGTTATCGGAACGGTTCCTGTACCAGGGTAAACAGAATAACATGACACTTGAACACGAAGCAACTTTAAATGACCTGTCGGTTATTGAGTCATGGATAGTGGAAGATTCCAAACGGGATAAGTCCGCCGTCTATGGGTTCAATCTGCCGGTCGGATCATGGTTCGTTAAGGTGAAAGTGCTAAACGATGATGTCTGGAACCTGGTGAAGGGAAAAGAGCTTGCCGGTTTCTCGGTTGAAGGTGTTTTCGCAAGTGAATTAATCGAAAATTCTAAACCCATGAAAACAACAAAATTAGATGAATACCTGAACAGGATTAAGACCCTGTTTGCAGAAGAGAAACCTGATGAGGCCGAAGAAGAAAAGTTCGGTAGCATCGAAGGAACTAATGCGGATGGCGTAGAAGCGACAATCAACTTCCCTGGCGAAGCACTGGCAGTAGGAGCCGCAATTACCCATACAGTAGACGGCGAGGAACAACCTTTACCTACCGGGGAATGGACCCTGGCCGATGGAGGTGTACTTGTGGTTACTGAGGACGGAATTGTAGGCGAGCTACGAGTAGCAGAAGCAGAAGTCGTAGAGGAAGAAAAGGAGGACCTGGAAAAGGCTGAACCCCTTTCCGATTCCCAAATGGAGAAACTGATTGATAACCTGGCTTCGGTTCTCACGAACTTTAAAAAGGAAACGCTTACCCACATCGAGACTACCGTTAAGACGGCGACCGATGCCCTCCGTGTAGAGTTCAATAAACCGGCAGAGGACCCTAAACCGGAAACCCCTGAGAAAGACGAAAAGGCAAAGATCATAACCGGTCTGAACAGTTTTGTCAAGCAAAGCAAAACGGACAAATAGTTGTCCAAAATCTATTATCTCTTAAATCAATTATTATGGCAACAACACTTAGCTTGACGACTTCGTATGTAGGCGAAGCCGCAACAGAATTAATAAATAAAATGTTCTTCGGAGCATTTACGGTAGGTAATGGTAATGTCACCATCAAGGACGACATTAACAAAGCCTGGCACATCCGTCGGTTAGCCGCTGCCGGAATGATCGCTGTCCCGACTTGTGACTTTACACCTGTAGGAACAGTTACCATCGACGAGCGGATTATAACTGCTACCCCCTTTGAAGTGAATCTGCAAATGTGTAAAGCCGATTTCAAACACGTAGATTGGAGTTCGGTCAGGATGGGAACCGGTGCAAACCGGAAGCTCGCCCAGGACGTAGTCGATGCAATGATTACTGAAATACTGGGACACGTAGGCGACGAGGTAGAATACACTATGTGGCAAGGTGATACCCTGGTCGCACCCTGGCAGTTGATGGACGGATTCATCAAGATCATGACAGCCGATGTACCAGGTGGAAATCAGTTAACACCTTCCGCCGTAGATGCAACCACTGTCGTAGCTGACCTGGGAGGTGCATACACCCTCGCAGCCGGTCAGCCCTGGTTTAAGGCCCCTGACCTAATGTACTGGGTAGCCCCGAACGTCGCAGCCGCTTACAAGCAAGCTCTGGCGAGTCAAGGTTACATGGATCAGTATCAGGCCGGTGATAAGCCGATGAACTACATAGGCATCCCATTAGTTGTAGCCCCTGGGATGGCCGCAAACCAGTTCGTACTATCTCACAAATCAAATCTCTATTTCGGAACCGAAAGCGTTTCGAATTTAAACGAGGTCATTCTTAAAGATATGGCGGAAATAGACCTGTCGGACAATGTTCGTTTCAGGAGCTATGCCGTGATGGGCGTTCAGATAGGCTGGCCCGAAGAAATTGTTCTTCACTTGTCAACCTAACCCGAACGGGGGGAAAGGGTTAGCTCGGTTTCTACCAATAGTTCCGGGCTTCCCTTTTAATCCCATCACTAAAAACCTTTAAGATATGGCTTGCGACTTAACAAATGGCCGATTACTTGACGATTGTCTTGTAGGCCGAGCAGGGATAAAGACCGTTTTTTATGCCAAATACAATGACTTCATAGCACTGACCGGAAAGCTGATTGTCGGCGGAGAATATACCGACCTGGGAGCTGACCCGATTACGATCTATCGGTTTGAAATGGCAGATAACGTAGGGATGTTCGATGAAACAATTAATACGGCCCGTGAAAACGGTACGTCTTTCTTGGCAAAAACCATCACTATGACGCTGTTTAATATCAAACCGGCGGACCTGGTTGATCTCGATGCTTTGAAGCTGGGACGATGGACCATGTGGACCCTCGATTTCCAGGGAGCAATCAGAATATTTGGTGATACAAACGGATGTACTTCTACAGGTGGTGTAGAGAATTCCGGTACAGCCGCCGGAGATAAGAAGGGCCTCGACCAGGTGTTCCTCGCTGAAGAGGATTACTACGCTCTTTTTATGGCAGCATACACTACCACACCCTTTGACAACTTCGCAAATGTAACTGTAAACCCAGTCTATTAGCGATGATATACGTTGATCTATTAGCATTAGATTTTACCCTGACTTTGACACTGGGGGATGAGGACACAAACAGTCCTCCGCCCCTATTGTTAGGGTTCACCAGGAGAGGAACAAACTTCACCGGGACATACGACCTAACCCTGGCTACTATAATCCCTGGGGATCGCTTCTTAACCATAGAGGATATCCCGACGTCGATATTCACATCGGTAGGGGTCAAACAATCAGGGCAATACGATTACACAATCTTTGATAACACCGTCCCGGCTACCCCTGTATTAATCGAGAAAGGGCTACTTGAAGCAATTACAACACCCATAACGAAAGAGACCTATGGAACAGACAAAGAACGAGGTGAGTATAAAGGCCATCTCTAAGCCGGAAGATAAGTTTTCGGTTTACAATTTCGCCGAGGTCGATCTGCCACAGGCTGTCGAAAAATCCTACGAGGATTGGGTCACGTATGGGGAGGATAACTTGTTTCCCGTGGATGTGATTGTGGCCTGGCTGCAATCGTCCATACATAACGCCCTAACGAACGGTATTGTCCAAATGATTGCCGGTGCCGGGCTGAACTTTAGCCAGGTGATTCCCGAAGTGGAAAAGTTTAGAACAAAGATCAATCGACACGGTGACACCCTGGACGACCTGATCAACAAGACATCCTTCGACCTGTACCTACACGGCTACTATGGATGGCAAGTGGTTTGGAACCAGGCACGAACAGCAATAGTCGAGATATACCATACACCGGCGGAGCAGATAAGAAGCGGAAAAGCGAACGACGACGGGCAGATAGAGGACTACTATGTTTCCTGGGATTGGACGCAATTCCGAAAGAAGAAATTTGAACCTACCAGGATTCCGGCCCTGAACCTATTGGACCGGTCAGCCGGTCGGCAGATGATCTTCGTCAAGCAGTACCGGCCTATGCAGTTTTACTACTCCACCCCTTCGTACATTGGAGGGTTGAACTGGATCCTTATGGATAACCGAGTCGGGGAATTCCACTTGAACAATATTGCGAACGGGTTCTTCCCCTCGTCAGTGGTACAGTTTTACAACGGTGAACCCCCACAAGAAGAGAAGCGGAAAATCGAACGGGGCTTCATGGACAAGTTCACCGGCAAGGGCCAGAGCAAGATCGTTTTCGTTTACAATAACAACCGGGATGAACAGGTAGATTTCCAAACCTATGAACCGGCAAACATCGACAAGCGTTTTCGGGACCTCATGCCGGAGATTGCAAAGAACATCATGATCGCTCACCGAGTGCCGTCGCCCCTATTGTTCGGCATACGTGAAGGCGGAGGCCTGGGGAACAATGCCGAGGAACTTGAATCGTCCTCGTTGCTGATGAATAAGATGGTTATTGTGCCGTTTCAGCAAATCATCATAAACGAACTACTGACAATCTTTAAGATAAACGGATGGGACACTGAAATCAGTATTGAAACCTTGCAGCCAGGGCAATTCCTTGAAGGTGATACGGGCGATGCAGAGGCCGACACCGGCGATGCTAAGCCTGGTGAAGCTGTTAAGCCTGGTCAGCCTGTTAAACCAGGTGCCAAGAAACCGGTAGCCGCCGACGCCGGGGATATCCAAAAGCAAGCACTGAACGGAGCGCAAATTTCAAGCCTATTGGAGGTTATTGGAAATGTTACTTCCGGCTTGCTTACCAAAGAAAGTGCTAAAGCAATCATATCGGCATCGTTCCCAACTTTCACCCCCGAACAGATTGCCGAGGTGGTGGATAACATCAATGTGACAGCCGGTACACCCGTTGACCCTGGCCTGATGGCCTCCTTTAGTCACCAGGGGAGCCAAATTATAGGTAAAGAACACATAGCCGGAGTGATTGCCTACCTAAAGGGTAAAGGCGAAAAACGGGCCGATTTGGAGGCCGAGGGATGGGTACTGGTTCAGGAGGATGAGAAGCTAACAAAGGAGGGCATCAAGTTAAAGCTAAAACCGGTGCCAGAAGAATTCCAGGTTTCGACCTCAAAACTGGACAGCGAACCCGAAGAACCGAGCGTACTTGACACCGGGCTTTACAAAATACGGTACGAGTACCGGGGGCCGTTCGATAAAAAGAACCGGGACTTCTGTCATGCCGTCCTTGACCTGAACTATATCTACCGGTTTGAGGACATCAACGAAATGAGCATTGAAGGTGCTAACCCTGAGTTCGGGGAATACTCTATTTGGGACTTCAAAGGATCATACGGCTGTCGCCATCGTTGGCATCGCCTGGTCTTTTTTCGGAAACGGAATAGCAAGGGGCAATTCCTACCGGCGGAGGGCCTGGAAAATGACAAGCTCGTAGGACCGGCAGCGACCCCGGCAGCCGTTATACCTGACGATGAACAGGCCACTACCGTAAACCCTAAACCGGCTTAGATGAAATCTCGATTCTACTGGCGACGCTTCAACGAACGGGAGATCTATTTGATTCTCCAGGGCCTGGATCATGTACAGGAAGAATACGAGGACGAGATATTGGTCCTGATTAACGCTATCAGGGTGAAGGACCCCTGTAAGGAAGGTGAATTGAAAGAACCACTTCGGGACCAGATTGCACTATTTAAGCAAAACATATCCCGGTTGAAATTGAAGGTGTTATACCACAAAAAAACTATGACTCATGGCACGTAACGAATCGCTAATAATCTCCGAAGAATTGTTCGAAGCCCTGTCGCCCGTTTCTGGCGACCTGGATTGGGAATACATTTGGCCCCTGATACTGGTCACACAAGACGAATGGATTCAACCGGTCCTGGGACAGAAGCTATACGAGAAGATCATGACCGAAATCAAGGCTAACACCCTGGCCAATCCCTATAAGGACCTGGTGGAGGATTACGTAGCCAGGGTATGTGTATGGTTTACTTGCTTTGTGGGGATGCCTTTTTGGAGCATTAAACTCGTCAACAGTGGCGTAGTGCAAAGAGTGGTAGACGATGGCACCGTTATCAGCCTAACCGACATTGATAAGCTCCGAGAGATGTGCCGGGAGAAAGCAGAATTCTATAAGCAACGGCTCATTGATTATTTATGCGCCCATAGCACCGATTTCCCTGAATTCCGCACCGAAACATACGACGAGGTGAAGGTAGAGACTACGAACTATTCCGGTGGGCTGAACCTGGAAAAGTATGCACAGAATAAACAGTTTGACGCCGGTTTAAGGAACTACTACAAAGGATGGTTATAGATGGCTAATTGCGACATACAGGCCGGACGGCTATATGATGATTGCCTGGATGATATCGCAGGGGTTAAGACCGTGTATTTCATGAACCATAAATTGTTAGAATTCACCAAAAACTTAGCCGGGGAGATTGACACCCTGGGACCGGCTGATGTGTACCGCTTCGAACAAGATGAATGGCATGGAACGGCAATACAGGAGATCGTCAGGGGAACGGATGAAACCCAATATCTGAGGCAACAAATTGACATGACCGTTTTCTACATAAACCCTGAATTCTATACATCCATTAATTACCTAAAGAATGGCTTATGGGCGATCTTTTTCCTGGACATGAAAGATAAGATTAGGCTGATGGGCGAGTTCACCCCAATGTCGCAAACGACGGGCATCGACCAATCGGGCCAGGGGCCAGGCGACAGCCGGTACACGAACCTAAGTTTCCAGGGTATTACGGGGGCCTATGCCCCGTTCCTGGAACAGTGGACCAATTTCCCATTCGATAACTTTCCTGATATCATTATGCACCCCCGGTACGACCAGGCACCCGGCCTATTAACCTACAATGATGCAGGGGAATATTACAAAGCCAATCCATTCCCAAATAACCGACTTGACTATAAAGGATAACCATCATGGCAGATAAAAGAATATGGGAATTAGCAACGACTTCGACCGTTCGGACATCGAAGTTCCTGGCTATGGATTCCAACGCACAGATAGCAGCGCATAAGTACGACATGGGACTGTTAGTAGATAGGATATCAGCCGAAACGATTGGAGGGTTAAAGACCTTTAGTGCGGACACTCGTTTTGATGGGGTCGTATCTATTGGGATCGCCCCTAATGCCGGAGTTGAATTATACATCTATGGAACCGGAACGATCCTGCAAAGAATTCATACGGACGACACCGTTTCAAGTCGTGCTTTGACTCAATATCTGTTAGGTCCTTCAGGCACGTATGGCTATGATTTTGGAGTGAACATAGATGTATCTGGTAATGACAATTTTACTATCAGGGAATTATCAGGCGGAACGGTTCAAATCGTAACAGCGCATCGAGGGGGTCAATTTGAAATACATCCGGGAGTTACTTTATCTGGACTCCCATCAGACGACACCGAGGATCACCTGGTAGCCATCGACGACGCTACCGGGCTATTATCCAAACGGGCTTCCAGTACCATTAAACCGGCCCTGGGAACCGATGGTCAGATTCCAATAATGAACGCCCTGGGAACAGACTTCATTTACACATCTTCGCTGACATATACCACAGGTTTTTTAGTTGCCGGACAGCTTAAAATATCATCCATCGCCGGGGGAGCTTATGTGCTTTATTCTACCCTGGCAACAGGCCAGGTAAGAGGATCGTCGAACATGACTTTTGACGGCACGACTTTAGATGTTACTGAGATTGCTTTATCGTCAGGGACAAGCGTAGACACCATCGAAACAACGCTCACCAACGACAATGATCACATACCAACGTCGGGAGCCGTTTTCACTGCCATAGGCGCAATCCCTCCACCGATTTCATTCGGATTGAATGATGAAATCCCTTACGTGAATTCCGGGGGAACGGATTTCGATTATTCGACAAATTTCAGGTTTACCGGAGCAACGCTCTACCTTGTCGGAAACTATGACCAGGTCGGAGTCATGGAAGTGACAAGCACCCTCACGGATGTAGGCACCTGGAATTCCGGTTCTGTATCAGGTTATGGTAGGATCGTAGTTAATCAATCTGCCGGGGGCGATACCCAGGTAGGCTTCCAGAATAACGCCTCGACGAAGTGGTCAATCGGTAATGATGGAACAGCCGATTACTTTAAAATCTCAAAGGGATTCGGAGCGTTTGGAACCGATGATTATTTCACCATCGACACCAATGGAAACGTAGGGATCGGGGATTCAACACCAAACGATAGACTAACTATTTTCGATACCGCTACCCAGGGTATTCTAATCCACCGAAATGCCTCGACAGCGAACATCGTTACGGGCTACCTAAGGTTTGAATCGGACACCGTCGGACGCTACTCTGAAATCTCCGGTTATCGGTTTGCCGACAGCAACGAACAGGGGATAAGATTCTGGACTTACAACACCGGGTTCGTCAATGCGATGACAATAGGTGCATCGGGAACCATCGGGGTCAATACGGACCCTGTAGCGAATCAGCGAATCCATGTCCAGGGTGATACGGACGATTGGATCATGGTCGGACAGCATGACAGACCCTTTGTTGCATGGAACAATTTTCCGACAGCCCTTCCGAACCGGGTCCTCGGAATGCACCGAGCCGGGGGAGCTGTTACTGGTGGATTGAGTGATTATACAGCTCTATCGCTTGCCTGTAAAGGGGGAGCATCGTATGCCAGCTATTGCGTCTTGGCTGTTTCAGCTTTGTCGGCCACAAATAATTCCTCCCGGTTTAATGTCTTGCTTCGGGGATCGGGGTCAACTGATTACGAAACTGTTTTTTCTGCCGATTACAATTCTACGTTCCTATGGCGTAGCCCATCGACGACCCTGGATATCCGACATATCTTCATCGAATCATCTACGACGGTCGGGATGATCGGATGGGATTATAGTACAACTCAAATCAAGATGCAAGTCGGATCACAGGGATTAGGGACGGCCCCTTATTTCTACGTTGGAACTACTCATTATGGATATTACGGATCGACCTCGGCTTCAATGTATGTGGATGCAGCAACGTCCACAGCTTATATTTATTTACAAGCGAATACTGGTTCTGATGCTTCAATCTATTTCCGTGAAAATACCTCGACTCGGTTTATCATGGGTCACGATGCTTCAGTAAGTCGATTTCAGATTCATTCGAGTACGTCGTACTCTACGACAGCCGATTTTCAAATAGCCGAAACCGGGGCTATCGGGTTAGGGGTCATACCTCATGCTACTAACCGGCTTTACATTTATGATTCTTATACGGCTGCTATCTGGTATGGGCTGAGGATTTGGTCGGATGGGAATAACGTCAACGCCCAGGGTATTTATATTCAGTGCGGACTTGACACCTTAACCAGTAGCGACAATAACTATCTATGGTGCGCTGATGGCAACGGGACGACCGTCGGAACACTTCTGGCCGACACTACCAGTTTCCGGTTATTCAACGCCGTTTCAAGCCGGGACTACAAGACTAACATAAGGGATATCTCCGATGATGCTATGGCAAAGTTCAGGGACCGCAGGGCTCAACCGAAGCGATACAACTACATCGGGCGAACAGATGAAGAACGGGCCGAGATTGCAAGCAGGGGAGGCGACCCGACTGAGCTAATCGGTTTTGTTATCGAGGACCTGGAACAGATATTCCCCGACGCCGTGAAACGCCCAAAGGATGAGAACGGCAAAGAAACCCCAATGTATTCCGATACGACCCTGATCCCCTGGATCATTGTAGCCCTAAAAGAACTGGATGCCAGGTTAAAAATAGTCGAACCTTAAAATCAACATTATGCTAAGAGGATTTGAAAGAGAAACAGCTCCCTTGACTGACCATGAACGGGAAGTCCTTTTGCCCCTATTCGTTAAGGGCTTAAGTGAGAAATTCGGGGAGCGTCATGCAGTCACTAATACGCAGATGCGGAAAGGGCTGAGAAACGCCGGTTACAAGGTGGGCGATCCCAGGGTACGGAAGATCATAAACCATATTCGAATAAACGGCCTGGTGAATTGTTTGATTGCAACGAGCAAGGGTTACTACATCGCCGAAACCGAGGCCGAGGCCGTAGCGTACCTGGAAAGCCTGGATCAGCGCATCGAGGCACAAAGAGCCGTCTGGAAAGCGACGAAGCGACAAAAGGATAATAAGTTCGCAGCTAAACAGGCTGAAATGACATTTAATTAAACCCCCGAAATATGAAACTTGAATTATTAATCACACATCGTCAATCGTTAGAGTCGTTGCAAAAGATGGCAATGAAAGACGCTCAAACAGCCTGGGACATGGCCGAGAGCATTGACCAGGCAAACAACCATCTTAAGAAATGGGATGATAAGCGGAACGAGCTTTTAGAGAAGCACGGAACCCCGGTAGAGGATCAACCAGGGCAATACACCGTGAAGGATCCGCAACCCATCGAAACGGAATTAAAGAAGCTGTCCCAGGTGGATGTCAAGCTGACCTTTCCAAAGCTGATCATCGCAGACCTAAACGGATTGCCAGTTACGCCGGTGGATGTAGCCGGATGGAAGGAATTAAAGATACTAACCAAAAAGTAATCAATCATGGCACAAAAGAAAGCACAGACTAAGAAGCCTAAAACAGCCCCAAAAACAAAGGCAAGCCCAGAAGGGGGACAACCATCCACCAAAGCGGCGAAGGTCCCAAAAAAGGACTCCCCTGTAGCCGAGGTCAAAGGACCTGGCCCTGCTACTGACCGGGGCGGAAAGCCTTTATTCCTGAAAAAGACAGCGTTTGAATTCACAATCGGCACGAAAGAATACGCCGAAGTGGTGGAAACATATAACAAAACGCATGGAACAGGATGGAGCAAGCATCGAGTTCCGCCGTACATTTTCAAAAATATGCTTGTCCACCTGAACAGGTATTATGATGCAAAGGGCAAAAAATGACAGATCAGGAATTGAACGAATTCTTGCAGAACAGGACCTGGGACCTAAACTTAAAACAGCAATTAGTAGAAGAATTTAATTCCAGGCTACGACCAAATGAGCGACCGATTCATCTAAATTCATGTAGTACACCTTGCCGGTTGAAGCAGATTTTAGGGAGCTTAAAAAGTCGTATCTTGCAAAATATGGTTCAGCAGTAACGATACCTGGCTGCTATTTTTCTTCGTTCAAGGCCCTCAAATCTGTTCAGGTTTGGGGGTTTTTTTATTTATTTTCAATAAAAATCGACAAAGCGTTTAAGGCCGATTATAGCTCCAAATGCCGCATTAGTGAATTAGCAAGGTGATTGTACCTTTTTGATCCCGATAATAGAAATTTGAGTGGTGGTAGGGATTACGCAGAGGACCAGGGCCGTCCCAACTTTGGGCGTAACTATTCCTAATAAAGGTAATATTTGTAATAAAGATTATATTTATTATATTTGTTGTGTCGTTACGGCGACAGCGTTCTTTCTCATTCTGAAAATGACACCCGAAGCAAGGGGGCCGCATTTTTTGCCTGTCCCCGTAGTTAGCCACGAAACCGATTTGAAGGGAGTAGGGCCGTAGGTAGGCTGAGGGCCGTTTTCAGTATTCACATTTTTTCATCGAGGTAGTGTAAGGTCGCCAGGTCACCGGCGGGAAACCCGTTCACATTTTTTTATTGTGGGCTGCGGAACGAAAAACGAAGGGCGATGAATGGCGAGAAGGGTTTAAGTAGGCTATAGGCACCGTAATTTTTTTACGATGGTATGCTGATGCTTACCCAGGGGTTCGACTCCCCTGCTCGTCGCTTCTTTATAAACCAAAAATCTGAACATGGAAACTTACAGCGAAGAAACCAAAAAAGCAGTAGCAGCAGAACAGGCCAAGAAAACAATCAAAGCACAGAAAGCAGCTAACACAAAAGAGATCAACATTCTGACCGCCGAAATTGCAGACCTGAGAGCATCTATTTTAAAGGGTAGCAAGTATCGTCACGGTGAACCGATCCACCTGGTACACATGAGTTACCAAATGGATTTAGCTTGTGCAAAACAATTAAGAACCCAATTAAATAAATAAACCATGAGCATGACAACCAAGAGTACCAGGGAGATCAACTTCAGATTATACGAAGTTGAAATAGTAGCCGAACAGAAAGGCGAAATGATCAAGTTCACATCACATTACCATACCGTAAATTATTTCGGTCTGGAAGAAATGATTCGTCAAGCACATGGTGACGTAGAATTCGAAGTAGTAGCAATTTATTAATATCTCAAATCTCAAAATCAACATGGAAACAACAACAACAAAAGTAGCCAAGACTAACCAGGTTAATCTTGTAGCTCAAGCAAGCGAACGCATGAACAGGGATCACAATTCACTCCTTGACCAAATTAAAGAACTGGAAACCCGTAAGCGTCGGACCGAAGCCCTGGCCCGAATCCTTCAAAGCAGCTTACCGAAGAAAGTTTTGAATCGTTGCTCAGTGGAATTCGAGGGATGGTCCAATTATGTTTACGCCGTTATCAAGCCAAAGTTCGGCGAGCATTTCACCGAACACGATACGCTTCTTATTACTGACTTCTGTGCCAATATGGACAAGTGGAATTTCGACAAGGTTTTGAATTCTACTTCCGGCACCTTCCGCCACGAACTAAACCGTCGCATCAAGTATTCGTGCAACTATGGCATCGAGTTTAGAACCATCGAGAATCTTGACGGTTGCGAAGTGGTAGAGGAAACCGAAATGCAAGAGGTGAAACGCTTCAAAGTAAAGTGCTAATGAGTAATGTACCCTGGGGAGCCGACAATGATCCGTCGGCACCCTGGTTCCAGGAACCGGACCCCCGACCATTTGAATGCGATTGCTGCTACAAGCAATTAAACGAAGGCGAACAGGACGACCCGATAATCATCGAAGGGCGGACCCTTTGCGACCGATGTGCCGAGAATCTAACCCTCTTACGTATGGATGGTGTACTGGCCTCTGTAGCCGGTAGAACCAAGACATTAAAGCAAGCAGCGTTAAACATCATTATAGATAAAAGTTAAATCCAAAAATCAACAAAATGAACGAAGGAACTTTAGTACAAGCAGCGACAGGTATCGCAACCAGTGAACGTCAACAAATTATGGAAGAACGCCTACGGGCCAGGATCGAGGGCAAGAGCCAGGATATCCAAACAGCTATGCAGAAAATCGAGCATGATGGTGCTATGCTGAATGATTATCTCATTAGCCCCGATGCAATGAAGTTCGTTAACACCGGGCAGAACATTAACCTGGAAGGGGTCAACGGCGACCCGTTCACGGTTCACCCTCATGCCGTATGGCAGTTAGGTGACAAGTTAGGCATACAGCCGATGTTCTTGAAGCCTGAATATTTCGGGACAGATTGGCAAAGGGACGTAGCAGTTAACGCCCTGAACATCCATGCCGAGAACTACAACAAAGACCGCCTCCTGATTCGTACAGTGGACGGCCAGGTGAGGGGAGTGCTTAGCGACCAGTACCGCCGGTTGAACTCCATGCAGATATTCTTAAGCTACCTATTGGCAGCCCGTCAGCACGACGCCGTCCTGGTTGACAGTCATGCCGGTGACACGAAAGAATACCTGGAAATTGTTCGCCCCGAAATTGAGTGGGTCGAGACACCAAAGAACGGCGATGTACCGGTAGCATTCGGTTCCAGGCTGAGAAACAGCAACTTCGGAGACGGTCGCCTGGAATTACGTACCTTTATGATGAACGTCGTTTGTTTAAATGGGATGGTCAGTGATTCAATGCTTAGTGAGGTACACATCGGCAGCAAGATTCCACAGAACATTCAGGTATCGGAAGAGACAATGATACTGGACACCAAAGCGAAGTCGGCCCTGGTGACCGACATTATGGGTTCAGTGTTCACTACGGACAACTTGAAGCATCAAGCCGAGTGGATTCGTGAGGCAAGCCGCCGGGACCTGGACTTCGATAAAGCTGTCAAGGAGCTACCCCGGTCCACCTTCAAAAAGAAGGACACCGAGTTACTAACCAAAATCCTTATGGAGAACGATCCTTTGAACGGTCTGGAAGGTGGAAACACCCTTTGGAAATTCGCCCAGGGCTTAACCGCTATGGCGAGGGATTCGAAGCCGGAACGCAAAAGAGAGCTTGAAAAGGTAACAGCGAACTATGTGAACCAGGTAATGTGATTGTCCAACTACCGGGTAGAAGTGGTCCAAATGGATCGCTTTTACCCCTTAAAACCAAGATATGAACCCGAAAGAAGAAGTACTCAGAATCATTCAATCAGCATTAGAGAACGGTGAACCCTTTATTATCCTTGCCAGGGGTGACGACAATTCCGCCGCCGCTATGGGCGGAAACCTAAAGGAGCTAACCATGATGATCGTTAGGGCTATGGACGCCGAACCCCGGCTACGTGAGCCGTTTGAGTTAGCCATTAAATACCTGGACACTAAACAGGATCACGCCGAAGCCGAAAGGGATTGCTCCACTTGTGAGGAAAAAGATGATTGCCCGATTTACAACCTGGGAAAGATGGACATCGCCGACGTACCGGTGGATGTAGCCGATTTGTTACAGGGCATCATGAAGGATAAGGGCTATCAAGCATAATTATAATCTTGATTACAAAGGTTATATTTATTATTTTTGTGGCGAATCTCAAAATCAACATTATGGAAACGCAATTACAAGAGCAGTATGCTAAAACTTTGCCCGAAGCCAGGGAACTATTTAAACGCCGTACCGGGGAGAACTACACCGGCAACGAGTCCGAATGGTCTGTCACGATTTATATGGCAACAGAAGGATATTTTGTAGGCACCTTCGGCGAGTGGATCAATAGAGAACCAAATTAGAAACCCTTAAAAACAATTCCAATGACAAAGACGAGTGACCAATTAGAGAACATTAAAGCGTATTTGGATTCAGGTAAACAGCTTACTAAGAAAGAAGCCGGGACCCTGTTCCAGGTGCGAAGCCTACCGGCACGTATCAAGGAATTGAGAGATGTGGGTTACCCTGTAGAGACCGGCCAGGCTGCCGATAACGAAACGTATTATTTCAAAAGCAAAAAAAAGAAAATCAAGATGAGAACCAAGAACATAAAAGTATCAGAGAACGTCCACCTGGGAGTAAAGCAATACGCCATCCAGGTAGCTATGGCCGGTAAGCCAATGAACGAAGGTGACATCTACCATCAGGCCGTAGAGTTAGGGCTAAAGGCCCTGTCCAGTAAGCTGAAATAGGGGGAGGGGCCACTGGAAGGATAAGTTATTCCACAGGGCCAGTTATGGTCCCGGTCGCGCCCTCCCTTTTACATAATCAAAAATCAACAACAAATGACAGAGAAAGTAACGATCACGGGGTCCTTTCAGAAAGGGCTTACCAAAAAAGGAAATCCATTCTTTACCGTTCGCCTGGCGGATGGCAGGGACTGTACTTGTTTCGATGCCGAGATATCGCAAAAGATGAACCAGGAAATCGAGGTGGAAATTAAGCAGAGCGAGTACAATGGCAAAGTAGAATACATAATCAATGCACCGAATTCCGGGGGCCGAGGCCGGGGAGGGGGTTTCAATCTGGACTTTAACCAGAAGAAAACAGCCCTGGACGCAGCCGCTCACAGTATGGGACTCGGGTCCAATGACGGGGCCGACATCATACGCCGGGCTGATAAGTTCCTGGAATGGCTGCAAAAATAAACTTTAACTAATGGCAAAAATTATTGAACAGTGGCGACCGATTAATGGATGGGTAGGATTGTACCAGGTAAGCAACTTCGGGCGAATTCGTTCGCTTCGTTGGGCGAATCCCCTGGTACTTAAACCTGGTATTAATCAGAACGGATATCACTTTGTTATTCTACAGAACCAGGGCCGGAAAAAGACCCATGTAGTTAGCCGATTAGTGGCTCATGCTTTCATCCCTAACACGGATGGTAAGCCAGAGGTAAACCACAAAGACAGCGACAAGGATAATAACCGGGCCACGAATCTCGAATGGATGACCAACGTAGAAAATCAACATCACTCAGTCATTCATGAGATGTGTAACCTAAAGCTAACGCATAGCCAGGTCTTAGAGATCAAGCTAATGAAGGGCCAGGCTACGCAGCAAGCCATCGCAGATAGGTACGGGGTTTCCCGTTCAATGATTAGCCATATCCATACGGGGTTTCGTCGGACCGTTTTAAATACCGGCTGAAAATAGATAGCTTTAAAAACTCAAAAATCAACGATATGAAACAGAAAGCATTTGTAGATGCAGAATTGCAGCAAATCAATTTTTTAGATGAACGATTTTATCACGCAGGGCAAGACGAAAACGGGAAGGATAAGTACTATCCAAGTGTTACGCATATTCTTAATCTCTACCCAAAAGGAGCAGCGTTTACCCAATGGCTCAAAGACGTCGGACAATCGGCTACCCTGATTGCTGACCGGGCAAAGGAGGCCGGGTCGAAAGTCCACAACGGGATCGAGCAGATTCTTAATGGCTTACCCGTTTCATGGGGAGACAGTGGGGAGAACTACAGCCTGGAAGAATGGCAAGGTTTGAACCGGTACATGGATTTCCATAAGGTTACCCAGGTGGAGCCGATGCTTATCGAGGGTAATGTTTACAGCCACAAATACCGGTACGCCGGAACGTCCGATTTGATTTGCAAGATAGGCGAAGAAACCTGGCTGATTGATCACAAGTTCGGAAACGCCATATACCCGACCTACTTCATGCAGCTTATCGCATACAAAGTAGCTGCCGAGGAAATGAACCCCAATTTAAAAATAGATCGTGTCGGAGTGCTGCATCTCAAGGCAAAGACTCGCACAGCTAAAGCGGACGTCGAAAAAGGGATTTACCAGGGTGTAGGATGGCAACTGGTAGACCCGATGCACAATAGCAGCGTTAAGGAGCAAGCAAAGCTCCACAAAGCAGATCCTTACGAAGTGGTTTGGGAAAACTTTGTGCGGATAATGGGGATCTACTATTACGAAACCCCTGATCCGAAACCTAAAAACATGGTCTTACCTTCCATACTTACCCTGGACCAGGCCCCTGACACCGGCGTAAAGAGCGACCCGGTGGATGAGGTTCAGCCGCTTAGCCTGATGGAAATGTTTGAGGCCGATAGGGAAAAGTTTATGAATCTTTCATAACTTGCTATGTGTATTTACCCAGTAAGACGGGTTGAATTCCATGGCTGGAAGGGTAAACTGTTGGGGTGGACCCTTCCGAATTTCAGTGTCCCCGGTAGCTTCTCAAGTTATCGGGGATTTTTGTTTACTAACATAATTCATTTGAACGATGAAAAACGACAAAGACAGTTATTGGTTTCCGCATGATTCCAACGCCCGTAATGATCCAAAGGTGCTACGGCTACGTCGCATCCTGGGTATAGAGGGCTATGGTATTTATTTCATGCTTGTGGAAATACTCAGGGATCAGCCAGGGTATAGTTACAAATTGGCAGGGGTGGAGGACCTGGCCTATGAATGGCATATTAGCCGGGAGAAGATTCTTTCAGTGATTACCGAATTCGATTTATTCAAGGTCAGTGACGATGCTTTCTTTTTTAGTGATTCGCTGATTAACCGGATGCAGCCCTGGGACATTAAAAGATTGAAGCAATCAGTAGGCGGAAAGAAGGGGGCAAAAATCAGAACCGAAAACATGAGATCGCTACAAGCCTCTGTTGACGATGGTTCCCAAGGTAACCCTCAAGGTAACCCTCAAGGTAAGCTCAAGCAAGAAGAGAAGAGAAGAGAAGAGAACAGAACAGAAGAAACTAAATTAATTAAAGAAGAAATTGATTTTGAGTTTAAGAGTGAACAGGATAAAGAGCTTTACGAATTGTTGGTGCTAAAGGGGCTTCACCCTGGTAAGGCTATTAATTGTTTCAACAATCCTGAACGCCGCAGAACCCTCTACGGATGGTATGCCGAAAAACAAAGCGGAGGCAAACAAAGACAACTAAAGGAAGTAACCCCCCGTAGCCCCGAATCTGAAAAGCTAATCCGTACTTTGTTTGGTGCCATGAAAAGTAAGGGCCATAGGATATGACATAAAACAATAACTTACCAAAAATCAACACAATGGAAGCAGCAACAAAAAAACGAACCGCACGAATCGGACGGCGAAGAAAGCGACCTACTGATTTGGATGTTAGCCTACGCTTAAACCAGATACTAAACAGCATCTACGAAGCGTCAGGGGACAATCCATTAAACGCCGGTCAGCTAAAAGTAGTGATTGAACATTTGAAGTATGCCCTGGTGGTCGGTTGGGAAAACCGGGCTTAAATGGATTTCCTGATTCATACCATTGACACAAGGAACGCAATCGTCCAGTACATCTACAGGCTACCAATTGAAACCCGACCATACAAAGCCAAGATCGTACCGGTTAAACGAAGTCGTTCCGGCGATCAGAATCGTTATCAGTGGTATTGCTTTGAGCTAATAGCCCAGGAATTAGGCACGACAAAAGAACAGGTCCACGATTTCTTTTCAACATTATTTCTACAGGTTACTGACAGCATCGGTGACCATACTTTTAAAAGTGTACGAGGAACATCAACACTCTCAACACAAGAGCATAGCGAGTTCATGGAGAACGTCCGTATCTGGTGTGCAGCCGAGGAAGGAATCATTGTTCCTTTGCCTGGCGAAATCATTCTGGACGATCTCTAAACTTGATGCACAACAAAAATTAACATTCCTTTGTAGTGTTGATTTTTGAGATAGTAGGGCGTTACAAAGGGGCTACAAACCATTAGTGACGCTTTACTTTTTGGTAGCAATTCAATACC